GCTTTGAAATTTACGAATTTACGATGTTCATAGTAATCACCCAAGTGAAGTATACGAGTGATACCATTATCTCTTAAATATGGAAAGAATACTTCCTCATAGAAGCGTCCTTGATACTCCATAAAGATATCGGACGAGTTTCTAGCACCTGCGTGCGTATCGTTAAGAACAGCTATCTTCATGCAATGCCCATGAACAGCTCGAGACCCTTAGGTTCAGCTTTTGCCTTTTTCTTTTCTTCCTTAGCAAATTCTTTTACAGCATCATCTGTATCTCTTACACGAGAGATCCTTTCTCTCAAGTGATCAATGAACTCACGAGACTCAGATAGCGATGCTGTATCACCCTCTAATGTTTCAATTAATTCATTAACATCACATTGCTCAAGAAACTTAAACTTGATATCTTGCTGCTTCTTCTCTTTTGTGATTCTTCGAATAAATGCAAAGTAACATATCTGTGTAAAGTATGCAAATGCATTCGGATTACCTGTACGAGTTTTAGTTTCAATGTTGTAGTTGTTAACTGCCTTCAGACAATTCTCTACAGCATCCATAACCATTTCTTCGCGATAGGTATATCGAATAAAGTTAGCTTTGTGTGATAAGCCTTCTGCAATCTTTAGAAAGCATTCAGCTATGTAATTTGTTACCACAGGTTTAGGTGAACCATTAGATTCAGCCTCATGAACACTCTTCACATAATCAACTACTGATTGTGAGAACATCTTATTGTTCACATAATGAGGTTTATCTTGTGGTTTAATTTTTTCAGACATAATATACTCCACTTTTATATCCCGCTTATTATACGGGATTTCATCAGAAAAGTCAACACTTATTTTAACCAAGAAAGTGTTTTACAAAGATCATTGTTAAAAACGATCCGAGAAATAATAATGAAAAAACTATAAGTATTTCCCAAAAAATATTCATTTACCTGTTGACTTTTTTCAATTTATGCTGTATAATCCCTATTGCGGTAGGGGGGGACAGTATACCCTTTTTAGTGCTTGATATCAGAGTCGGGTTCAGGGATATCAATATCATCTACAAGGCGTGCGGCCTTGAAGTTAGCTTTCTGAACCGTGGCTTGAAGATACTTTATCTTAAAGTCCACATCACACTCATTCGTTGCTACTAATTTATCTTTACCTACTTCAATGTATCTATCATTGCTCATAAAGAACCAGGGGACGAAAGACGCCTCACCAGGTCTCTGGAATTCTAATTCTAATGGTTCATACAACAGGATTGTTTTATCTGTATCGTCTAATACTTCAGCAATCAATGTGTTGCCGTCAATCATCTTAATCTCTCTGATGTTTGCTTTGTCTATTAGATCTCTTTGTTCTTGTGTCATTGTTTTAATCATGGAAGATCTACCTCATAAATTTTATAGTCAAAGTGCTCTTTCGTGTAAAGTGTTATTCTAACACCTGCATGCTCCAGAGTATAGTTCTTTCTCTTCTTCCATTGTAGGTCATCAGCCAAATCATATAGAGTAGTATTTCTACCATCATCAGCTTTTCTGAGACCTCTACCAATCGACTGTAAAACCTTTATCTGCGATTTAGATGGTGAAGCAAAGATAACATTATGAAGGTTTCTTATATTTATACCAGTTGAGAACGTGCCTAGAGAGGCAACAATAATAGCATTCTTTTCTTTCTCTGTGATTGCTCTTATTTGTTCTCTCGTATCAACATCCACCGCACCAGACACAAAGAATAACTTTCTATCATCGCTTATGTGTTCACTGATAAGATTATACAGTGGTTTTCCATGCTTCTCAACATAATTATATAGTATTAATGAGTTTCCATCAAGATCTAATACAAGGTTCTTAATAAATGCATTCCTGGATTGATATCCAACAATAAAGTCAACTTCCTCTTGGTACTTCGTCTTGTTTACATACTTTCTGTATTCATCTTTGTATTTCAGAACCAAGACTTTAATATCTAACTTAGCAACTGTATCATTATCCATCAATTGCTTTGTAGTAATAACTTTATAGACAGGACCAAACAATCCCTCTAATACGAGCTTATGTGTCTGCGTTCCATCTAATGTACCAGTTAAACCAAATCTATATTCAGCCTCTGTACAATTAGTCAAAATAGTTGTTAGTGACTTAGCCTTAAAGTTATGAGCCTCATCACCAATCACCATACCAAATCTATTGAACCATTGCTTTGGTAATTTGTATATTGATTGCCATGTAGTAATGACAACTCTATTATTAGTATCATTTCTATCCTTACCAGAATAGATCTTATGACAGCAATCAACAGAGAAGTTAGAATCCTTAGATGAATAATCTGCGAAGTCAGAATACATTTGCTCTACCAATGATGTAGTAGGAACAACAAGTAAGATATCTTTATCACTATTATCTAAGAACCATCTTACATAAGAATAGATGATTAGTGACTTACCAGATGCAGTAGGAGATAATAGTATTCCTCTTTTATTATTCAGTCCATATCTTACAGCATCAATCTGGTAGTCGTATGGCTCAACAATCTCACCATTAACAGTGTATGTGTAATCATTAATAAATGACATATCAGTTTCATCAACTTCACCAGCCAATCCATAATCAGATATCTCAAATAATAAGTTATACTCTCTTGCATCACAAAACTCTCTAATGTATGCAATCAAGCCACCAGGTAGTGTTTTCGTTCTAGTA